ACTTATCAAACACTCGATGGCGAAGCATATAAGACCACAAACATTAGTGGAACTTTCGCCTTAGAAATGCTTGCTGACTGGGGCAAGACTGATTCAGTATGCGAAGCTCTATGGGCAGCAGCAGAATCAGCACCAGATACTGCAATCACCATTACACTAACTGCAACCACAGGCGCGCAGTTTGTATTTGGCATCATGCCAGATTTTCCAACCGCAGGTGGCGCTGGAATTGATGCGCAGACAGTTACATTCAATTTCAAGGTCTATCAAGGAACTGTTACAGAAACCTTTAGCTAAGAGAAAGAATCGGGAGCATGAAACTACCAATTACAATCGAATATACAAATGGCAAACAAGCAACCTATGTGGCGCAGCCGCCTGAGTGGGTTAAATGGGAGCTAAAGACTGGCAACACAATTTCACAGGCACAAGAGAAGATTGGACTGCATGATCTTCTCTTTCTTGCCTATCATGCTATGAAGCGTGAAACGGCAGGCGCTACTCCTATCAAACCATTTGAGGTTTGGTGCGAAACAGTGATAGATGTGATAGTCGGTGAAGCAAACCCAAAAGCCATCCAGTCGGAAGCATCAGCCGAGCAATCTGGGAACTAGCAATAGCTTCTGGAATTCCGCCGTCAGAGTTTCAATCGGCTGAAGATTTACAAACAGTAATGGAATTACTAAAGGAGCAACATGGCGCAGGATGAGGCACTGGCTTTCGACCAGACCGAACTTCGTGCGCTATTTCGCGCTTTGAAAGCGATGGATGATGAGGGGCAAGCCCAAGCGAAAGAAATATCAGGCGGGCTTGCTTCTTATCTAAAAGATAAAATTACAATTACTGCTCGCGGTCGTGGGCAAGATTCAAAAGCCGCTACTCGTATTGCTGAGGGTAGCCGCGTTAAAAAGTCATCAAAGATTGGCGAGTTATCTATCGGTTTTGCTAGCCAGCGTTTCTCAGGTGGCGGTACAACCCAAATGCTTTGGGGTGGCAACGAATTTGGATCTAATAAATATAAGCAGTTTCCTGTTTGGTCAGGCCGTGAGGGTCGTGGCTCTAAGGGTTGGTTTATCTATCCAACGCTACGCAAAGAGCAACCTTACATAGTCAAAGAATGGGAAGCAGGCTTCGCTAAGATAGCAAGAAAGTGGGATAGTTTCTAATGGCAGCAGCATCGAGAACATTAACGCTTAAACTTCTTGCTGATATTGATAATTTCCAAAAGAACTTAGCAGTAGCGGATGCCAATACTTCTGGCTTCTCTAAGCAGGTAGAAAAGTTTGGCGCAGCCGCTAAGGCTGCCTTTGCCGCAGCAGCCGCAGCAGCAGCCGCTTATGCCGTTAAATTGGGCGTAGATGGCGTTAAAGCGGCCATAGAAGATGAGCAGGCACAGGCACAACTAGCTCGCACCTTACAAGCCGCCACAGGGGCTACAAACGTTCAAATAGCGGCAACTGAGAAATACATTAGCAAGATGCAACTAGCCACTGGCGTTGCAGATACAGATTTAAGAAGCGCGTTATCTCGTCTATCGCTATCTACAAATGATCTAAGCAAATCACAAGAATTATTATCGCTTGCACTTGATATTAGCAAGGCTCGCGGTCTATCGCTTGAAAGCGTATCTAATGCGTTAGGTAAGGCCTATGACGGCCAAATGACTTCTCTTGGTCGTTTAGGTATTGGCCTATCAGCAACCGAACTTAAAGGCAAGTCATTTACCGAAGTTCAGCAGCGCCTGAGTGATTTGTTTGGCGGTGCCGCAGCTCGTAATGCTGAAACCTTTCAAGGCAAAATTGATATTATGCGCCAGCGCTTTGCTGAGTTCCAAGAATCTATTGGCAATGCAGTTATTCCAGTCTTGCTCAAACTATTTGACTTTATTGATACCAAATTATCGCCTGCTTTCCAATGGCTGAAACTAAATGCAATAGATCCAGTCATGAATGCAATCATGCGCAACAAGGATGCATTCCAAGCCTTTGGCGAAATTATTGGAACTTATGTGGTGCCGTTATTAACTGGTGCCTTTGCTGGCGCTCTTAAATTGGTTGCTAACCTAGCCGCAGGGGTAATTGATATTATCGGTAAGGTAGCACAAGGCATTACCACTTTAGTCAATGGCGCTATCGCTGGTATTAACGCTCTTATCCGCGCTTACAATGCAATTCCAATTCTGCCTAACATTTCAACCATCCCAACAGTTAGCGCTCCATCTATTTCAATTCCTAAAGTTTCAACCAGCTCAGTAGGCGGTGGTTCGACAGGAATTAGTATTCCGTCAGTTCCTACTATTAGTACTCCAACAACAGGTGGTGGCTCATCAGGCGGAACCGCAGGCACGACAAGTAACCCAACTGTTGCAGCAGGGGCTAAACCATTCTCGACACCAATGTCTATCAGCAGCCAGAACCCAATTGTGGTTAATGTATCTGGCGCTATTGATCCAGAGGGAACCGCTCGCACAATTGTAAATACTCTTAACTCTAGCTTCTATCGTGGCACTGGCGGAGCAGGCGGTTTGGTTGAGTGAGCGATTTTAAGCCTATTTGGCAAGTCACTATTGATGGAGTTAATTACACAAATTACATTCTTTCCGACTTAACCATTACTTCTGGCCGCACAAACATTTATGAGCAGCCCTATGCTGGTTATTGTAATTTAACTCTTATCAACTTAGACCAATCGCAAGTTGCTATTGATATTACCGATTCAATCACTATTTCTGTTCAAGATTCTAATGGTGATTTTGTACCTATTTTTGGTGGCGAAATTGTAGATATTGGCATCACAGTTCAAACCGCTTCCCAAGTGGCACTTACTCAGTCAATCAATATTTTAGCGGTAGGCGCTCTAGCGCGCTTGCCAAAGGCTTTGACCAATGGCGTATTAAGTAAGGCTTTAGACGGAGTTCAAATTGCTCAAATCTTACAAGAGGTCTTATTCAGTACTTGGAGCGAAGTCCCATCCTCAACAACTTGGGCAACGTATGAAGCAGGCGTGACTTGGGCTAATGCTGGCAATAGTGGAGTAGGTCAAATTGATACTGGTAATTATGAATTAGCTGCTAGATCTTCTAGTCGCACAAACGTATATTCTCTAGTCAGCGCTTTAGCAACTTCTGGACTTGGCTATCTTTATGAAGATGCACAAGGCCGTATTGGTTATGCCGATAGCACACATAGAACTAATTACTTGGCAGATAACGGCTACACTGAAATTAGCGCCAACAAGGCTTTAGCAAAAGGCGTAAGCATTCAGACTAGAGCTGGCGATGTCCGAAACGATGTAACTGTCGTGTATAAAAATAATGCAGAAAAGAATGCTAGCGATGCAAACTCTATTGCTACTTATGGCCAACTTTCACAGATATTTCAAACAAGCCTAGAAAATGCTTCAGATGCGGAAGATCAAGCAGACTTCTATTTGGCCTTGCGCGCTCAACCACAGGCTAACTTCAACGCGCTTACCTTTGAGTTAAGTAATCCAGAATTAACGGATGCTGAACGAGATGTTTTAATAAATATATTTATGGGCTTGCCAGTGGCATTTACAGACTTACCGCTAAATATGAATTCTGGTCGCTATCAAGGGTTTGTCGAGGGATGGACTTGGCGAGCAGGCTTTAATCAATTATCACTAACAATAAATGCATCACCAATCGCGTTTAGCTTGCAAGCGCAACGCTGGAACGATGTATCCATCGCTGAAACATGGGCAACTGTTTCACCTACATTAGATTGGCAAAATGCTACAATAGTAGCCTAGAAAGGAAAACTATGGCAAACCCTACGACAAACTTTGGCTGGCAAATGCCGACTTCGACTGACTTGGTCACAGACCTGCCAGCAGACTTTGAGGTCTTTGGTCAGGCGGTTGATACCACGCTGGTTGATCTAAAAGGCGGCACAACCGGTCAGGTATTGAGCAAGGCTTCAAATACCGATATGGACTTTTCATGGATTAATGCCGATCCATTAACGATTCTCGATGCAAAAGGTGATTTAATTTCAGCAACTGCGGCTGATACACCAGCTCGTTTGGCAGTAGGCACAAACGGACAAGTTTTGACCGCTGATTCATCGACTTCAACTGGACTTAAATGGGCTGCAGTAGCAAGTGGCAAACTTTTACAGGTGGTTCAAGGCACATTAACGACTTCAACTTCAAGCACTGCTACAACTTTCACAGATACAGGTTTAAGCGCAACAATTACACCATCAGCTTCAACTAGCAAAATCTTAATTATGTTTAGTCATAATGCAGGTCTTTACCGCACTGCTTCTTCAAATTTCAATTTATGGATAAAATTATTACGAGGCGCAACAGATTTGGCAGTTCCAGGCAATAATGTGGATACCATTTATTTTCAACCAGGAACAACAAGCACAACTTTAGAGTTTAATCATGATGCGAGTTATATGTATTTGGATTCACCAGCTACAACATCGTCAATAACCTATAAAACGCAAATGAAATCAGACAATTCCGCAATTACATGGCGAGCAAACACAGCTAACACAACTTCAACAATGATCTTAATGGAAATTGGTGCATAATGTCTAGATATATTTTTCAAGCACTTTACGAATTAACAAATGGCGCTGAA